TGAAAGCGCGCTTGGATATTCGTATAGCGGGTCATTCCTGGTGCCAGGTGGTGGCTTGTTTATTAAAGACAGTGAACTTAGACGCTTAGGCTTAAAAAGGCAACGATACGGGGTGATGAATTTATATGACGAGTAGATTACACGGAATTACGGTTATGCTTGTTGACGAAACAAACACAGGTGAAGATCCGTTTGGTCAACCGGTTGTTGAAAAAAACGAAATTCCGATTGAAAACGTGTTGGTTGCACCGGCATCGACGGATGATGTTACCGCAGAGCTGAGTTTGACCGGCAAGAAAATCGTATATGAATTGGCAATCCCCAAGGGAGATATCCATGACTGGACTAATAAAACAGTCAAATTTTTTGGCGAAAAGTGGAAAACGGTCGGAATCCCGCAAGAAGGCATTGAGGACCTGATACCGCTTGATTGGAATAAGAAAGTGATGGTGGAACGATATGAGTAAGAACCGTTTTGTACTAAAACGTTCAGGTGTTGCACAGCTGCTTAAATCTAACGAAATGCAGTCGGCACTCAAGGCTAAGGCTACAATTATTCGGGAACGGTGCGGCGATGGATACGAACAGGATATATATGTCGGCAAGAATCGTGCAAACACTATGGTATATGCCGATTCCATCAAGGCAAAACGCAGTAATGCGAAGCATAATACGATTCTGAAGGCGGTGAATGCGGCACGTGATTGAACTCATTTTGAAACAGTATCTGAATGGCGCGTTAGATGTCCCCGTTTTGTTTGAGCATAAAGCAGGCACGGATGTCCCGTTTGTCATTATCGAAAAGACGGGCGGCAGTAGCAATAACCATTTGCAGAAAGCGACCATTGCTATCCAATCATATGCCGCATCGTTGTATAATGCAGCTTTGCTAAACAATCAAGTTGTGCAGGCAATGGATAAATTCGACGAAATCGAAAACATCACTGGCGCGCATCTAAATAGTAACTATAACTATTCTGATACAGAAACAAAGAATTATCGCTATCAAGCGGTTTTTGACATTAATTATTTACAGGAGGTATAACATGGCAAATCAACCTAAATATGTTACGTCTGCCAAACCAAAGGTAGGCGGCAGTATCTATAGCGCACCAATCGGCACGGCACTGCCGACTGACGCAACCACCGCACTTAATACGGCTTTTAAATGCTTGGGGTACGTGTCCGACGATGGCGTGCAGAACTCGGATGACCGCAAAACTACTGACATCAAGAGCTGGGGCGGTGACATCGTTAACTCGGTTCAAACGGAAAAAACAGACACGTTTAAATATACGTTGATTGAAGCGTTGAACGTTGACGTTCTCAAAGAAATTTATGGTGATTCTAATGTAACGGGCAATCTCGATACGGGCATCACGGTCAAATCGAACTCAACAGAACTCGATGAACACGTAATTGTAATCGAAATGGTATTGCGTAACGACGTGCTTAAACGCATTGTTCTCCCGTCCGCAAAGGTTACGGACGTCGGCGAAATTAAATATAAGGACGGAGATAACGTTGGTTACGAAACCACCGTTACCTGCTTCCCCGATGACAACTCAAATACGCACTATGAATACATTGTTAAGCCTAAAACGGCAGTTTCAGGAGGTGGTCACTAATGCTGAAGGGTAAAACCAAGACTGGTTTCCAGTACGAATTTGATGAAAAAATCTTGAAAAACTATGAACTTGTCGAGTTACTGGCAGAAGTTGACGATGACCCGCTTGTCTTACCTAAAATCTTTAAGATGTTACTAGGTGATCGAGTTGAGGAACTTAAAGATCATGTCAGAGATGCAGACGGGGTTGTTGATATCGAGAAGATGTTGACTGAGTTTCAAGATATTTTCTCAACTCAAGCCGAGTTAAAAAAATAGTTTTCCTTGCCGCCGCAATTAGCGCTGATGAAGATGCTTTGACGTGCGACCTGGCTGAAACGTATGGCATTTACAATTACAGACAGCTACCTGCGTACCGGGTAGCTGTTTTTGCGTATGGGCTGAGGGATGATTCTAGGATAAAAATGGCAATGGCCGATACAACATTGCCGTTAAACACACTGTTACAAGCCGGCATACTTGACAGGCTGAGCATTCTCATTTGGCAAAAAACGGAGGATGCGCAAACCGGCAAGAACAGGCCAACGAGCATAGTGGATTTGCTGATAGGCAACGCACAAGAATCTGAAACCGAAAATGTATCGTTTGCGAGCGGCAAGGAGTTTGAAGAAACGCGCAACAGAATTTTGAAAGGGGTGGAAGCTGATGGCGATTGAGCTCGGCAAAGCTTATGTGCAAATCGTGCCTTCTGCTAAAGACATCGGAAAAGAAATCACATGTCAAATTGTTCCAGCAACCGATGAAGCTGGCAAAAATGGCGGACTGCACTTAGGAAAAAGGCTAGCGGCAGTTGCTTCTGCCGCAATCGCGGCTGCCGGTATCGGAAAAGCTATCGCTGCGTCAATCAGTGAAGGCGGCAAACTGCAGCAATCGATTGGCGGCGTCGAAACGCTGTTCAAATCATCTGCCGGCACGGTCAAAAAGTATGCGCAGGAAGCGTACCGGACAACGGGCGTGTCCGCTAATACGTACATGGAAAACGTGACGTCTTTTGCGGCATCCCTTGTGTCGTCGTGCGGTGGTAACACGAAAAAGGCCGCAAAACTTGCCAATACCGCAATGACTGACATGGGCGATAATGCGAATAAAATGGGCACTGACATGGACCTGATCACGCAGACGTATCAATCGCTTGCACGTGGAAACTATGCGATGCTGGATAACTTGAAACTCGGTAGAAAAACCATAGCCGAGTATAAACCTAGTGAAAACGGTGAAACTCTAAGTTTAGTAGCTTAGACAATACCGTGCTAAGCAAGAATTAGATACTTTTTATAATTCTTGAAAGTGTAACGACTATCGAAACAGAGAAAACACCTGAAAGGGTGTTTTTTTAATGGAGTAGAGTAGGATTCAAGCGAATCCGAAGCGCTAGGGTGCAGGATTATATGCACAAAAGATAGTCTATTCTGCATGGCGACATGCAGCAGCCCTAAACGGGCGGTCATGAAGTAGCGGATCATGGCGAATACGTACCTAGTATGGTGGTACTAAATCCGAAATGGAACGCTTGATGAAAGATGCAGAAAAGCTTACCGGTGAGCACTATACCGTTGGTGACTTTGCTGATACCGTCAAGGCAATCCATGCGGTCCAAGAACATCTGGGCATCACGGGCACAACTGCAAAAGAAGCTGCAACAACCCTTGAGGGTTCGTTCAACTCGATGAAAGCATCGTTTCAGGATGTTCTTGGCAACTTGTCGGACGGGGAACTTGACATCACGCCATCACTTAATGCGCTGGCGACAACCACGTCTAACTTCCTGTTTAACAACTTCTTGCCAATGGTCGGCAGAATTTTTAAGAATCTGCCCGGCGCGATAGGCACGTTCATTCAGGCGGCCGCTCCCAACGTTAAAAAAGGTATTCAAGGACTGTTTTCAAATCTTGGCATAAAAATCGATTTTTCGAGCATTACGTCAAGTTTTTCAAAAATCACAACGGCAATTCAGCCGGTTGTCAATACGATTAAGAATAGCTTTTCGCATTTGAATTTCAGCGGATTACAGTCGCTTGCCAATGCGATTCTGCCGGCGGTTTCAGCCGGTTTTTCTTCATTTGTTTCAGTCGCAGGTCCTGCTATCAGCGGCGTGGTCAAATCGTTCGCGTCACTATGGAATGCGGCTCAACCGTTAGTCAGCGTGATTGCCGGTGCGCTTAAACCGGCATTTCAGGTTTTAGGTGCATTCCTGGGCGGCGTGTTCAAGGGTGTTTTGAGTACGGTTAAATTTGCTTTCGACGCACTCAAGATTGTTATTCTGGTCATCACACCTATTGTTAAAGTAATCGTTAGCGTGTTCAAAGCATTTTCACCAGTTATCACAACGCTGGCGAAGTTTATCGGTGAATTGATTGGAACTTTTGGCAGTCTCGGTACGGCCGGGAAAGTGATGAAGTCGCTTGTCAGCGGAGCGTGGAACGGCATTAAATCGGCCGTTTCAGTTGCGGGCGGTGGCATAAAGAGTGTAGTCAATGCCGTCAAGGCTGCCTGGAATGCATTGGGCAAAGCGGGATCATGGCTCAAGAGTGCGGCATCTGGCGCATGGCATGGCTTGGGTAACGTAGTTTCCGGCGTGTCTAGAGGCATTAAAGGCGCAGTAAATGGCGCCAAAAATGCGTTTAGCGCATTTGGCCATGGCGTGTCTAGTGTCTCCGGCGGAGTCCACAGAGTTCTCGGCGGGGTCAGAAACGCATTCAACGGATTGAGAAACATATCCTTAGCGGGAGCAGGTCGCGCTATCATGAACGGTTTCCTTGGCGGTCTCAAATCCGCCTGGGGCGCCGTAAAACACTTTGTAAAAGGTATTGCGGGCTGGATTAAGAGGCATAAGGGGCCTATCAGTTACGATAAAAAACTGCTGATTCCAGCCGGTAATGCAATCATGTCCGGTTTGAACGGCGGACTGGTTTCCGGTTTTGAAAACGTTAAGTCAACCGTGTTGGGCATGAGCAGCACTATCGCAGACACGTTGACATGTAATCCGGTTGCTGCGATTACTGCAAACGGAAACGTTGACCCGAGCATGGCCACCGCTAGCGCTAAACCTGTTGTAATCAATTTAACGCTTGGGAGTAATGATTTTTCTGCTTTTGTTGACGATATTTCAAAAGTGCAGGGGACTAAAGCACAGTTCCAACGCAACTACAAATTTTAGAAGGAGGGGTTAGATGAGATCACAGGTGGCATTTAGCTATAATGGGCAATGCATTGATACCGCAATAGCCGGCTTTGCCACGCTTGCCGTTTCAGGTCGTGGTAATTTTACAACTGCGGTCAATTCGACTGATTTAGCCAGTGATGGTGCTAAATACCTGAGTTCGCGTATTGAATCGAAGAAGCTGACGGTAAATTTTTTCCTGCAGGCTGCAAGCCTGTCGGATCTGGCTGACAAAACAGGAAAACTTAAAAAGCTTCTGTCCGTCAGAAATACGGAAGTTTCCTTTGCCGATGACGGCTATAGATATACCGGTACTGTAACGTCACTCACATTTGACGATACCACTCTTCACCCAACAGGGACCATCGAAATTACGCTGAGCGATCCATACTGTTATTCTGCGGAGAAGACTATAACGGGAACAGGGACGTCTGTAAGTTTGTCCGAGTATGATGACACTGGGTTTGCAAATTTGCCAGCTGCGATTGAATTCACGCCAGCGGAGGGAATTTCCACATTCCAAGTCACTAGCAATCAAGGCAAGCATTTTCTACTAAATCAGTCAGTTTCAGCCGGCAAGAAAATAGTGATTGACTTTAAATCCCTGACATGTACGGTCAACGGAGCTACGGTATTGTCAAGTGTTTCTCTCAACAGCAACTTTGCTGATTTTAGGATTGACCACGACACTAAGCTGACATTTAACGCAAACGGCAATTATGTAATTAGATTCGAGGTGAAAAAATTGTGATTTTGTATCAGCTGAACAAAAAACAGGATGTGATTGGAATTGCCTCGTCTGACATCATCAGCGCAACGCTCGAGGAGCAAATCAACACGGCCGGCAGTCTGAAGTTTGTCGTTGCCAAAAAATTGCGTGATGCCTGTCTGTACGTATTGTTCCAACGGCCGAGTGCAACAACGTATATGTGCTTTAAAATCTTGACTGAAACTCAAGAAGACAATCAGGTCAGCTATACTGCAGTTGAATCGGCATACGACGAACTGGGCGCATACTCATACATCAAGGACATGCGACCACAGAATCGTACGGCTAAGGAAATGCTGCAGCAAATTCTTGCACAAACACGATATTCGGTCGGTTACGTTGCTGACACCGGTACACAGAGTACGAATTTCTACTACACGACCGTGTTAGCCAGTCTGCAGAGCGTGGTCAACTTGTTTAACCTTGAAGTCACTTTTGACGTTGTTTTTGATCCGATTGACAATCAGGTCAAAAGGCGCATGGTCAACCTGTATCAGCAACAAGGAGCTAGGACGGGGCGGCGGTTTGAGTACGGCGACAAACTGTTGAGCGTAACACGTGAACAATCTAGCGATGAACTGGTAACTGCATTGGTTGGTCGAGGTTCGAGCGTTCAAGTGAGCGAAGGAACAGACGGAAGTCCTGACGGTTATAGCCGGAAGATAACCTTTGCCGACGTTGTATGGAAGAAATCTGCAGGGGACCCGCTTGATAAACCGGCAGGGCAAGAATATCTTGAGGACCCGTCCGCAACGGCCGTATATGGTTTTTCTGACGGCAAACCGCGAATCGGCTTTGTCGAATTTGACAAAATCGATGATAAAAATTTATTGATAAAGGCAACATACGATAAGCTGCAAGAATTGAAACGGCCTAAGGTCTCTTTTAAAGCGTCAGTTACAGACGTCGGTAGCTTGAATTTGGGCGATACTGTTGCGATTATCAGACATGATTTAAAAATAGAGTACCTGACGCGTGTATATAAGGTCACTCACGATTTGCTCAATGCGCAGAACAACACGATCGAACTGGGGGATGATTTTCAAGCCGCCAGCATAACGTCAACGATCAGCGCAGTTCAAGATACGGTGCAATCAGCTAAAGAGTATTCACAGTCTGCCCTGCAATCGGCAAACGGCAAGAACACCAATTTCTATGGTGCTAATCAGCCATTGTATGCCGTCGAAGGTGATTTATGGTACAAAGATCTGGGCAACGGCGAAACTGAAATGTACCAGTACAAAAACGGAAACTGGGAGCTAATCACATCAACCGCTGAACTGCATAATGTGCAGAAAGAAGTTAATCAGGTTATCAAAGACGTCAACGCGCATTTCAAAGAAATCGATGACAAGTACGTACCAAACGAAACTTATCAGACAGAAAAACAAGCACTGACCACCTCTCTTGATAAAGCTTCTGAAACAGCGAGGGCGGCAAAAAGTGCAGCTGATGGAGCGGTTGAAAGCGCAACAGAGGCAAATAACAGTGCAAGCGAAGCGCGTGCTAAAGTTGATGACGTTGCCAAGACCGCTAAAGCAAACGGAAAAGCAATCGGGGAAATTAAAACCGATGTCGATGGTGTTAAAGCCACGTTTGCCACGCTCGATGGAAAAGTTACATCAGTGTCGGCTAGAGCAGGTGCAGTTGAAGCAGCACTAAGTGACGGAAAAGGCGGATTGATCAGCGTCAAAGCTGAAAATAATCGTATTGAATCGCTCGTTGATTCCAAAGTAGATGGTAGTGAGTACAACACGTTTAAGCGACAAACGTCAACCGAACTTGGTCAAAAAGCCAATAAGACTGACCTGAACGGATATGTAACAGGGACACAATTTAAACAGACGGCAGATAAAGTTGACACGCTTGCAAGCGATGTCAAGTCTGTAAAGACAAAAGCTGACACTATTGAAACGACTATGAATTCGACAAGTTTCGCCAACAGCGTGGTTAAGGCAAGCGGAATTGATACGAAAGTAGCTGGTTATGATACTACTATCAGGAAGCTGATCGGTAAGGATGGGACAACCGGTGATTTGAATACGTTAGTATCTGCCTACAGCAACGAAACCAGTCAAACAAAAAAGCAAACAACTAATTTGATTAGTGCACTTGACTACAACACATCGACCGGATCTTTCGGCAGCGGATTTGCCAAAAAAGTTGCTGATGCCTATGGTACGACCGAATCGTATAAATCGCTGAGTGGCAAGATTGACGGGCTACAAATCGGTGGGACAAACTTACTGGATGATAGCGAAAGAGAGCGGTCAGCTAAGCGACCTGCTACAGGATACACTGACATTTTTATGCAAACTTTAGCCACACCACCAACGGGAACGGTTTTCACGGCAAGTTTTGAGGCAAAAGCAACGACTGATAAAACAACCATCGTAAACCATTTCTACGATGGCTCGGGCAAGTATGCCGACGGAAAATGCCTTCGCACGGTCACTTGTCAAACATCCACACCGACCGGAAACTCTGATGGTTACGCCCCGCTTAGTTTGTCGACGCAGTGGAAGCGGTACTGGATAACATGGACGTGGTCTCAGGAAATGACACAGTCAAATATCCACCGCGTGTTAATTGGAAGGTATCAAAGCAACTTTGCCGATGGCACGGTATATATCCGCCACGTCAAGCTTGAAAAAGGCAACAAAGCCACCGACTGGTGCATGTCGGACGGGGACATTAACAAGCGCATACAGACTCAGGCCGATGCACTCACGGCTTATCAAGCCGAAGTAAAGCGGACATATGCTTTGTCATCGTCGGTTTATACCAAAACGGAAACGCAGACTAGAGAAAATGCTCTTAAAAATTCAACCATCAGTGACTTGAAGGCCACTGACGATTGGAAAAAATTGATTAAGATTAATCAGAACTCAAGCTGGATTCAAGACGCAACTGGTTTCCAACAGCAAGCATGGAAATACAATCTTGATTCGAGTAGCGAACTTATTGGCAAAAAGAGTTTTGAAGACGGGAATGTGGGGGAGTGGACGTGCAATGACCTCAAAACCAAGGCTGTTATCAGCAACGTTAGCGGCTACAATGCATATGGATATACCAAGTGTATCTACACGCCTAACGGCAATGACCTGTACTGGAATGTCGATTGCAAGGTAAATCCTGGCGACAAGTATTATGTAGAGCTACTAGTTCCCAACTTTTACAGTGCACATGGAGGACGCACAATAAACGTTAGTGGTCTCTTTAGGTACACTAAAGACGGAAAAACTGCTTGGCAACCGGGACCATCTGGTCAAGTTGCAGGCAGTACTACTGGGTGGATTAAAGGCATCATAACCGTGCCAGACGGCATCACAAGCGTAAAGCCATGCATATCAGTCAAAGATAACGGGGTTACCAGTGTTGTGCATCTCACCTACGCCAGCTTTACCAAACTTGATAACTACACTCAGTCAAACATGACGTCAATCAAACAGTCATCAGATGGCATTGGATTAAAAGTTGCCCAACTAGTCGGTGGATCAGATATTTCGAAATTCGACATGACTAGTGCGGCAGTCAAGATTGATTCAAAGCATATCCTGCTGAATGGCGATGTTGCGATTGACGGGACGACTTTCGCGAAAAAGATAAAAGCAACTGGTATCACGGCCGACATGATGCTGGCCGGCACCATCGATGCGTCAAAGATAAACGTCATCAATTTGGACGCGTCTAAAATAACCACCGGCACGCTGACGGCTGTTGACATACATCAGAGCAGTGCGGGCGCTGATACGTGGATCAACAAGGACGGCATACACAACCAAATGGGTAGCAATAACGTGTGGATAAAGCGAGGAACACTAGCAGCGTTTGATTCTAACGGTCAGGGCATGTATATGGAGTCGGGGCGGTTAACTTTAGCTAGCTCTGCGTACTGGCAGAACGGTTTGAGTCTTGAAAGCATAGATTACGGTGTTATCAAATGTGACGATGACATAACAGGCAAAAAAGGAATCGGTGTAATTGGCAAGGGCGGGTTTAACTTACGCACTGACAACAGTGACGTGAACGGATGGGGCGGAAATGAATTTGTTGGAAGCGTTACGGCTGGAGCCGGAATCATCGGCACCGATGACGGCAAACTGATTCTTGGAAGTTTGAAACCTACCTTTATAGAAGGTGGATGGAACTTCAAAGGCTATGATGGTTTTAATCACATCCCGTTTATACAGGTCGGTGGGGAAATGGCTAAAGCTGGTTCGTCACTGGACAAAAACGGCTCTTCTGTTGTGATAAACGCTTGGGATATCAAACTTAATGCTTGTGGCCCAAACAATCGTAACATCATCATGAACAGGCTGGTATACAACGGCGAGCACTCCATTGATTTAAACGATGGCACGAGTGACCTATGGTGGGGTCCTAAAATGCATGCCCCGTCTTTTGTCAACACATCGGCGTTATCTAAAAAAATGAATATCAAAAAACTTGACGTTCAAACCGCCGTCAACGCTATAAAAAATACCGATATTTATGACTACCAATTTAAGGAGTTTGGAGAGACCGGCAAACACTATGCCAGTCTTATCATCGATGATGTTAATGACAAGCCACAGTACAAAGCGGCAGGAGCATTCGTTGACGGCTTGGGACGTGATGACGGAACGCAACTGGGGTATCTGACAGTTGTAGTGCAGAATTTACTTAACCGAATAGAAAGGATTGAAGAAAATGCATGAGGAAAAAGTAGTACAGGAACTGGCAATCAGAATTGCCAATGATACCGTTGAAATTGCAAATTTAAAGGCGACGATTGAGGAACTCAAAGCACAAATTGAAGAATTAAAAGCAAAGGAAAGTGAGCAAAATGAAATTGACTAACATTCAATATAATTTTAATGAAGATGGAACAACACAAAGCATCAACGTTTCGATGAGATTTGACGCGTCACCTAATTACGTATCGGCAAGCATTGAGTTGTCGGTGGCGGATTTGACAGACAGTCAAACGCTTGACGATTTGACACGTAAGCAAATCAGCGATCTTGCACACGCGAAACTGGTCAAAATTGTAGGCTAACATAAAATGTGTGGTGGGTGGGTAGGATAATAAGATTGAGGTGATATTTTGATTCATGGATTATGGGGGTTAAGCTGGGGGGAAATTCTCAGTTTGGTAACGCTCATCGGCGGGTTGATCACACTTGGGTCCAAACTGTTCAAGAGTGGGATTGCCAATGTTTTGGCCCCGCTTAGGTCGTCACTCGATGAGCTTAATGTTAATCTAAAGAAATTGAATGGGAATTTCCACAGGCAGGAATCGGAAATCGAAAAAATCAATGAGGATCTCAGACATCATGAACTGCAGCTGCAGGAGCACGATTTGGAAATTAAGAATCTTAAGGAGGATACTAATCATGGGAGATAAAATTAAGAAAGCATTGTACAACGCAGATGGTACGCTGAATCGGGGGACGGTAGTCGGGCTAGTGTCGGCGCTGCTGCTTCTTGCTCAGCAGATTGCCGGGATTTTTGGACTGGATTTGACAGGACAGATGTCTGCGGTGCAGGACTGTGTAAATACAGTGCTGACAATCTTGACAGTTCTTGGCGTCATGTCGTTTCCGAAAGGTGGTGAATCTTCTGATGGTAAAAATCAATAAGGTTGTTGTTGCAAGTCTCGCAGTTGCGGGGCTTTTTTTATGCAGTCAAAACGTCTATGCAAGCAGGGCACAGGGGACGGATTTATCACGGTATCAAGGGTATACGGCCGTTAAAGGCCAGGCAAGTGACGAATTCGCCATCTCGCAAATCGGTGGCATCAACACCGGCGGTATCTACACGCAGGACACGTACCAGTCGCAGGTCGCTACCGGTATCGCGCAAGGGCTAAGGATGCACACGTACATTTGGTATCAAATCGGCTCTGACAAGCAAGCCGCTAAGCAGTGCATAGATTACTTCTTGCCGCGCGTGCAAACGCCTAAGCGGTCAATCGTAGCGTTGGACTATGAAGATGGGGCTTCGGCAAGTGTATCGGCCAACACAGACGCGATCTTGTATGGCATGCGGCGCATAGCTGACGCGGGCTACACGCCCGTGTACTACTCATACAAGCCATACACGTTGGCGCACGTTGACTACAAGCGGATTTTAGCTGAGTTCCCCAACTCGCTTTGGATTGCCGCCTACAAGGACTACAACATCACCACTACACCGGACTATGCGTACTTTCCGACCATGGACGGGGTAGCCCAGTGGCAGTTTACGAGTATGTACAGAGCCGGCGGTTTAGATGGCAACGTTGACCTGACGGGTATCACGCAAAACGGCTACCGTAAAGGGGATACTGCAAAGCCTGTAAGCAAGCCGTCAGCCGTCAAGCAGGGTATCAAGGCGGACAACACGCCTAAGACCGACATCAAGGCCGGCTACACGGTCAAGGTCAACTTCAGTGCCAGCAAGTGGGCAAGCGGGCAGTATATCCCATCGTGGGTGCACGGCAAGGCCTATCGTGTGCAACAGGCATCGGGTGACAAGGTGCTGCTGGCCGGCATCATGAGTTGGATCAGTTGCAACGATGTCGAGATACTGCAGACATCGGCACAAGCCAAGCAAACCACCGCGGGCACCTACACAGTGCGGTCCGGCGACAGTTGGTGGTCAATCGCAACCCGTCACGGTATGTCCATGTATACACTAGCGGCGCGCAACGGGCGAACCATCTACAGTATGCTGCACCCAGGCGACAGGCTGACCATCAGTGGGCAGATGTTACGCACGTACACAGTGTGCCGCGGTGACACGTTGAGCAGCATTGCTAGTCGGCTTGGCGTATCACTAAGTTCACTGGCTAGTCGCAATCACATCAGCAACCCTAACAGGATTTATGTTGACCAGCGTTTGGTATACTGACAATTTTGAATAGAAAGGTAATCCTTTCGGCACATTCAAATAGTCTTGGCAACGGGAATGTTTGAATGTATAATAGATACTATTCCGGAGTAGTGTGATCTACTCATTTGCTCGCTTCCTTCGGGAGGCGGGCTTTTTTGTGTAAAAATTTCGGGTGATATTTTTTGCATATTTAATTGTTGCTTCTTATTGACAATAATCATAAAACAATATACAATACACTTAATAAGAGATCTATCCCCCCATACTGATGTGCGTATGATACATCACACGTGGGGGTTTTTTTGGAGCAAATATTATGAGCAAAAATGAGTACAAACAGTTAGGCTACACTGAACAGTTAAAGCTTTTTCATGATAGAGGGATAATTTTTGATTATAGTTTTGAAGAGCTTGATCAGAATAATCAAAATTATCAGAAAAATTTACAGGCTATTAGTACCTTGGGATATTATCAGCTAAAAGATTATGCATACCCGTATTTAAAAAATGGAAAATATGTTAATCTTAGTTTTTCTAAGCTTGTAGCTCGCTATTATAGGGACAAGAGATTGAGAAATGCTGTGGAACATGCAATAGAGGATATTGAAGCTAGTTTGAATACGAGAATTGCATTTCTTTTGGGCGAGAAGTATGGACCTTTAGGTTATCTTGAATTTAACAAATGGTGTCAAACAGAAGGTAAAAATAAACATTTAAAATCAAAGAAAATCGATAAATACTTTATTGCTAAAGAGCAAAATGAATTCCTTCGAAAAATACAAGAAAAAGCAAAAAAATCAGCCTCAAAGGATGTTAAAAAATTTAATAAAAATAACAAATTTGATGTTTATGTTCCCATTTGGTTGATAATGAATGAATTAACGTTAGGTGATTCGATACGAATTGTTAAATTAATGTCAAGGTGTAATAAGTTAGAAATTGCGAATAATTTCGGTTGCACAATAGATGAGCTTATTAGTTGGTTGGATTGCATAAATTTGGTCAGAAATATTTGTTGTCATAACGGAAATTTAGTAGATCTTAAACTGAAAACGAGCCCTAAAGTTCCTGATGAACTGAAACAATATCTTATTACGGCTGGAAATGAAGGACATGAAATTGACGGGGTAGTATATACAAAAAAATTAGCCATTATTATTTGTATAATTCTGAAGTTAATGAGTAGTGTTAATGTTAGATATAGGTTTGGAAATTTAGTAAATTCTATTAGTTACCTTGTAGATGAGACTAATACACCTGAAAGTTACGGTTTTAGGAACAAGAAAGCTATTCATCAAGTATTTATTGGTAGGAATTCAGGTAGTGGTGGCAACTATAAAAAGGTGAAAATGAAACACATTATAAAATACATTGATAATCAGACTACAAGTAAAGAGTTAGAAAAACTAACAGAAGTGATTGAAGAAAAATTGAAAAGCATGTCGTAATAGTAGTGGTAAAAATTGTAGTAACCTAATTGTTGTCCAAAAGTTGTCCAGGTGTGTTATAATCGTTGATATGACACATCGGGAAATACCGATCACCGGTATTATAAGTAATTTTTAAATGTGTTAAAAGCCCGTTTTGAAGTGCAATAAAAAAGTTAGATAAAATTAAACAATTAAGCTGTCATGGCATGATTTCGGTATTCTACCGGAGTCATGCCTTTTGTTTTTAAAGAAACCCGTTCGTAATTAAAGAAATGGATGTAGTCTTGAACCATCATTTGAAATGCAGTAATGTCTTCAAATAATGGTATCCCATCCAGCAACTCAGTTTTCAGTATGTGGAAAAAGCTTTCCACTGGTGCGTTATCCAGAAAATGTCCCTTACGAGACATACTTTGAACAAAGTGATGGTTAGCCAATCTTTGAGTATAGTAAGGCAACTGATACTGCCATCACTGATCCGAATGAATCAAGGGACAGGCATGATCAGGAAGATTCCTGATTAATTCATCCACAGTCCTTGTAATTAAATCTGAATTCGGGTGAAGGCTGACCTGACATGCCAGAACTTCCTTACTGGCCTCATCAGTCATCACCGAAAGGTAAGCCCAGGTTTGATTAGCCAGACGGACCTGACTGACGTCTGTATGGCACACCTGATAGGGTTTTGTCGAGCAAAAGTTCT